GTCCCCTACAGGATCAGAGTTTCGGAGACTATCTTTTCTCTAAGGTTCCTGGTACTAGGGAATTCGGCCAATTCTTTGATTCTAAGAAGCCGTGGTCTGAACGGCTCTTGACAAGTAGACTTGGTGCTGGTCTTCCCATTAAAACCTTGAATGAGAACCAGCAACTGTTCGCCTTGCAAGAGTGGCAAGACCGAATGGTGGACAACCCTCTTAAGAAGGTCAATAGTTCACAGGACCTCTTCTATATTTCCAGACAAGTTGCTCCTGATGGCAAAGCAGAGATTTTCACGGTCAAAAACAATCAAGTTAGAGACCAGAACAATAATGCGACCGACGTGGCGTCATTTTACACGCCAGAAGACGCCATACAATATGTCAAGAAGCACCTTCCGGACGCATATAAGAAAATTCCTCTTACTTGGGACCTTAATAATCAAGGTAATCCCGTTCAACGTCCAGTCAATACTGGTGGTTAGCTACGAATTTCCCAATCTCCTCTAGCTCCGCAGCATTTACACTTCAGAACTTCTAGAGGAGTTCCAGGTCTTAGACCTAAGGTTAGATTACTTAGATTTATGTTCTTAGGGTTTTTATCTCTGTAAATTACAGTCTCAAAGTCCATAAGTTTACGGCCTAGTTTCTTCTCTACAAGAAGCCTAGCTGTAGGAACTAATTTACCGTTTTCATCGTAACTATAGTGGTAACCTTTTCCAGATAATTTTTGTTTGTGAGTATTGCCTTCCTTTCGTTTGTAATCAATAGCTGCTTTGACTTCCGTATCTGATTTCTTTAGGAAAGTGTTGACATCATTTACTAGTTGCTTTGAAGATGAGATGAGTCCATTTATTTTAGACTCTATTTTTATCTCCTTAAGTAACTCCTTTTCTTGACGCTTGAAGTTTCTTATATTCTCTAATAGTTCTGAACTACTAGAGAGTAGGTTTTCTATGTTCGACACGATTCTCCTACTCGTGCTGTGTACCGGTACAACTGGTGACCCAAACACGGCCTGACCAGGGGTTTCGTGCCTCTCCGGCCCCCCTGGAGGTGCCTCGTCAAGTGGTAGGGTGAGAGCGTGAGGGAAATTCCAGAATGGATGAAGCAGGGTGCTTGTCGAGACTACCCAACCAAAATGTGGTACGAGTATGACGTAATGAAGGACAGAGTAGCTAAAGAAATTTGTGCTGGCTGCGTCTCTAGAAAAGAATGTTTGGATTACGCATTACTACATGATGAAACAGGTGTGTGGGGCGGCACTAATGATTTAGATAGAAAACGCTTAGTTACGAAGTCTTACGTACAGGAAGCGCTCCAAGCTTCTTCACGGCGTAAAACACTGCGTGAGCCATTGCGTCCTGCCAATGGGTACCTTGTTTCCCTTGCTGATATTTCATTCCCGCAAACGCATAACCTACAGGCTTTATCGAAGGTTGTTGCTTTGCAGGCTCCGGTTTTTCCAATGCTTTACAGAGAGTCAAGAACGAACCAATAACTTGCGGCGTGATCATTGGGTCCCAGTCGAAGGCTCCCCTTTGCAAATGCTTAGGACGTGTTAGCCAGGCTTCGTAGACTAGATGATCTGCTTCCTTGATATTAGGAATCAACTCGACGAGCGTAGTGTCTTTACAGACTCCGAACATACCGAGTTTGATTACTTTATCTTCTATGAAGATTTCAGCCCACCCTGTGCTTTTACCTGGGTCTATGGCTAGAACTTTTATTGGCAGAGAATTAAACGGCGGTTCGTTAGCCATCAATCGTTTTTCTGTAGGGACATCCAGTGTATTTATCATGGCTGAAGGGACAACTCTGTCGTGGAATGGGTGCGCCACATAACATCTGTGGACCTGTTACACCAAGTTTTAGCACTGACATTGATACCATGCGTCGACATGATGATTCATTACTCATTAGTTTATCTGCTTCCATCCCCATGTATCTAGATAGAAGATTCTAGCTGGAGTATCTTCTGACTGTTCATACAAATAGCAGTCGTCGGCTAGTCCTTTGAGAATCATATATAGGTCATCCCTGTAGGCAACATTCAACCAGTCTACTGCCGTTGACCAGATATATGCTTTGTAGATTTTTCCTCCTCCAGCATGTCTGTCTACCTGTCTGAACCCTGCACAATCTTCTCCACTAGTAAAGTTGAGAAGTGCATCATTAACTTCTGGGTCCAGGTACTTAGCTAGAATTGTTACGTTACTAATGTAACTCATTTCCTCAACAGTTTTCTATCTGTACGGAACGACAGACCGAAGAAATCCCTCGTCCACCCTTCCATTACATTCTGTGCTTCAATAACATCAGCTTCACTGTCTACATTAATCCAGACTGAATCATGTACCTGATTAGACATATTGAACCCAGCTTCTCGCAATCTGAGCATTGATCGCTTGACGATTTCAAAAGCGCCTCCCTGCACAACTGCGTTAAAGGCTTTATGGCATTCTGACTGATAAGCAAAGTGCCTGATCCTTCCAGACCACATTGGTATCTCAAGGTTATTCGCTTCGGCTGCATGTTGTGCTTCCTCTGCTTTCTCAAAGATTAGAGGATATGAAGCTCGATAAGCGGAGTGAATGCTGGCCGCCGTACCGACCGATGTACGCAAAGCTTTAGCAAGGACTTGTTTCCCACCACCATATGACATGAGGTAGTTAACAGTCTTTGCTTGCTGTCGGGGAAATTTAATTCCCAGTTTTGCTGAAAGATCATCTGCAACGAGTTGATGGAAATCTCCCTCGTTCTCAAAGAGAGATATAAGTTTGCTGTCCTGCGCATAGACTGCTTGGAGTCTATACTCAATGGTCCGAAAGTCCACTTCCCAGAGTTGCTTTTCATGTTCGGGTAGGAACAGCTTTTTAACTTCGGCATCCTTATATTCTTCCCTTGGTATCTGCTGTAGGTTGGGCAATTCGCAGCTGAGACGCCCTGTCTCGGTACCGTGCTGCTTGAAGTTGCAGTGAAGCCTTGCGTTCTCCCTGGTAGTGAGGTCAAGATAGCTGGAGAAATAGCTTGACTGTTGCTTGCTCGTCTTCCTATACTCATAGACAAGAGCAGTCATGGGATGACCCAGGCTCTGTAGCCATTCAAGTGAAACTTGAGGCTTTCCACCAGGAGTATAAGATGCGGGCTTTAAACCTAATCCAAACGGAGGCTCACGGAAGAGTTTGGGATGCAATTGAGATGGTTTGGCTGGATCAAATCCCAGCTCCTCTCGAATCTGGCTCATGCGAACCAGACATTGCTGATTCAGACTTGAGCAAAGGTCCCTATCAATTGGTATTCCCTGATTTTCAAGCTCTCCAAGACATAGCATAAAATCTCTGTCGATCGTTTCCCATAACTCTATCAGTTCAGCAGAAAGTTTCGGACGAAGGGTTCTGTAGAGTTCTGGGAGCGGTCGACAGTCTTGCTCTGCATACATAGCCATGTATTCTACCGGAGCATTTTCCCAACCAAATTTCTGTAGGGCCTTAGACTCTACCTTCTTTTTCTGTTCGCCCAAGTACTTACGAAAGACTGTATCCAGATCGTGTCCCGTATTACTGCCTTTATTTCTTTCGTCGATGTAGACAGCCATCATGAGAGTACACCACAAGTTTTTAGTGGGGAGGTTTACGCCGGCTCGTTTGAGGGTGACGTAATCGAACTTCATGTTATGGGCAATGATTGGAACGGTGAGATCATGGAAAAGATCATCAGGTATATCGAGATTGTTTGGGACGGATCCTAGATACTCTTTATGCCCTACAGGGATGTAGTAACTATTCTGGTCCGTCGTTATCGCTAGTCCCAGTAGGTATCTCTCCGGCAGCTTGTCCGTGAAGTTTGTCTCCGTGTCGATCGAAACTAACTGTGAAGCCAGTAGTTCTTGTCGTATCTGGTTGAACTGGCTTGGGTTCGTTACTAACAACTTCATCCTTTCTTTTGTACCACAGGTTTTGGTTTCTAACTATCAAGAATTCCTGCTTAGGACCGAACCGTGTCTTTACTGTTGAGAGTTCCAAACCTCTGTGGTCTTCCCACAATTGCACCACTGTGTCAGTATCCTTACCAAACATGAAACTGCCGGCGAGGTCTGAAAGGGATTTGGGTTTCTTATTTCCCTCTGTCGCTTTCCTGTTGTGATGGATAAGGATGATCGCACATTGGTACTGACGTCTTACCCTTCTGCACCATTTCATTGCGGCTCTAGCTTTGGTAGTTTGATCTGTGTCGTCATCACCAAGTAGTTCTGTTAACGAGTCGATCACTACCACTGTAGGGTGTAAAGTCTCTACGAGTTTCTCATACTTTTGAAGACTGCCTTGCTCATCTATGATTGACATTCTCTCTGGGGGTGACAACCATTCGTTCTTCTGGTGAACGAAAATGTACCTCAAAGTGCGAATGTCCATCTCCAAACTCATGAAGAGTATGGAATGCTTCATAGAGCCGCTTGATCCAATACCCAAGAAAAGTTGATCTGCTTGTAGTTGGTAAGAGAGTTGCAGCATAAGTTGCGTCTTTCCAACACCGGGAGCAGATGAAACGATCATTTGCCCAGTCGTATGCAGGAGTCCTAGAAGAATCCACTCAAGTTCCTCTGTGTGTTCAAGGATTTGGTTAGGTGTGTAAACAGTTATCTGTTCAGCCGCCAGGTACTTTGCTAGAGCGTAATCAGCTATCTGACTAAGCCGTACTAATTGATCCGTGCGGCCTGTGAACTTCTTGATTCTGGAATCTATTTCATACAAACATGAAACAATTTCCAGATGAGTGAACTCTTCTTCGGCTAACTCATTAGCCATCTTCGCCAAGAAAGAACTTCGGTTAGGTTCTACCGGAGTTTCAAGACGAACTTGCTTGATGATTATTGAGGAGAGTTCCTTTCCCTGTAGGACTTCCTTAACCGGCAGTAGGTTTTCTTGTACTACCGCTTCTTGTCTAGGTAAATCAATCTTCGGTGCGCCATCGAAGTTTGGAGTAGAAAATTTCCCTACAGGGCTGTAGGAAGCTAAGAGAACAGGACGGTCCCGTTTCCTATTGAACGTAGTTGGGGGACGGAGTAGTTGTGTACAATCCCAACCGCTTTGATCTGCCTGTAGGTAGAAAGTCAGCCGTCGGTTGATATCCTCCAACGTGTTGGAGTTGATCTGTTCTACCTGCCAATAACAATGGCAGTGAGTTTCTAACGACGTCTGTACGATAGCTGTAGGAGTGGGGATACTACTGGGGAATTCGATGTATCTATCACCATCGAACTCAACCCATACTACCTGTGAAGCTTTGAAAGTTTCCTTAACAGCATGAGGACTACTGTACACAACGGGAGAAATGTAAACATCAGCATCAGGATTAAGAGCGTTTGCTCTAATCCAATCTTTGAGTTGTACTTCTTCCCTGGGAAATTCAAAGAACCGTTGCTCCCAACGATCAGGGGTCTTGATTGGTGAGTATATATAACCTTCGAGTCCGTCGAAGACCATTTCCAAGTATTGTTCGAGCTCATTTTCCATTTTGCTCCAGAGACAAACAGAGCCCTCGGTAAAGGTGTCAATCGTCATTGACAAGGGGAGCGGGCAGCAACCCCCTCCTTTACCGAGGGCGATCTATTTAAGGGTTAGAACGGAACTGAATAGAACGATTGCGGCGAAGCAACCGCCATCTTCGTCTTAGTAGTTCCGTCGTTGGCAGGATAAGATTCATGAATCAAACTAGCCAACACCTTCTCCCCAATGAACTCATTGGGATCAGACAGATCCATGTCTGAATCAAGTTCCTTACCAGTCAGTGCATCGAAGAAGATCTTTGCAGCCCAAGGGTTATCATACGACACCCACAGATTGTGATAGATCTTGAACGAATCGTAGCCTTCGGGCGGGTTGGCAAACTGGAAGATCAAAGAAACATTGAAGCCCTTGGAACGGGAATCTTCGTTCTTCGCCTCCTTAACAGCGTAATCGGAAACCACGAGTTCGTAGTTTCCTTCATCGGGAAGCTTCATAACCTTGGCATTGCCGAAGTTAATTGAGAAATCAGGCATTAAAAACTTCTTTCCATTCTGGATTCGTGACAAATGTTTCTTGGATGTTGAGTCGGTTCTTGGCCTCAATGACCTTGGTTCTGTTTAAATAAAGTTTCCTTGACATACCTTTCTGTGTTGATGGTTCGGCTTCGAAATAACCAACAACGTTTACAAGTCGTGTAACAGCTTGTTGAAGTCTCGGGGTGACATCTGGGACAATTCCAGTAACTCGTCCCGACTCATTGTCACGAAATACACGTTCGTGTCCGATGATTGCCACGTTAATTGGGCATTCCTGCAAGTATCCAAAAAGGTCGGTGAATACTTGCGTAGCGTATTTATAGTCAGCTTCATACAGGGTATACTTGTCCCGTTTGGAAGCAACGCTATCCATCCTGCGCCTGAGGTAATAATCCAAACTGGTAGTGATACTGTCGATGACGACTGTTTCGACTTCCGGATCTTTGACACAGTTACCAATGTCTCTACGTAGCTCATCAATATCTCGTGGAGTTTTGACTGGTGTGTTTTCGTATTCAGGCCAGTGACGTAGGGTTTCCGTCGATGATTCAAAGTCAAACCAACACGGTTTGGGTGCATCGGCGCAGAACCTTGTCTTACCGGCTCCAGCTTGTCCGTAAATTAGAGCCTTGATGTATACTGGTGTTTCTTTAACTGGTTTGAAATTGACTATCACTCGTCTTCCTCAGTCTCTTCCTCTTCCTCAGTCTCCTCAGGCTCATCGCTCATTTTTACACCTCCTCCGAATACATTAAGCTTCTTGTAACGTCCGTTTACAATGAAGCACTCGAACGTGTGGATTGTCTTTTCCCTACCAACTATTGTCTGTTGTCTGAAGAAACCCTCGCCACTATCAGTTAAGACTTGGTAAGAGTCTCCGTTCTGTAGGTATACTACAAAGGATTTAATCGGTAGTGTTCTCTGAGGTGTTGTCGTCGGTAAAGCTGGCATGTTTACGTACGTTGTTCCGATCTACAACTTTAAATTGAGAGTTCAGAAGAAGCGAAGAATCAATGCCCTTCCGATCCAATGTGCAGGGACCCAAGAATGGACACCACTGACATTGACGCCCGTAATGGGGAATCGGTTCAGAGATTAACATCTGATCAATCAGTTGTAAAGTTTGACGCAAGTAAATAGCCATCTCTTTCTCAGTGTAAGCTACTGTGGGGAAAGCGAACATCTCATCGAAGCTCGGAGCTTTCCGTACGTAGTCCTTCACATTCATGAAAGAGATCTCAGCAGTAGGTACTTCACCACTATTCTTCCAAGTAGCTGCGCTATAGAACATCAATTGATTTGATGTCGTAGCTTCAGCCTTGGTCCAGGCTTTCTGACCCGTCTTATGGTCACGGATTCGGAGCTTGCCGTCACGATCACGGTAAACAAGATCAATGAATCCGAAGAGTTGGAAATTGCGAC